ATGGGCGCGTGGTGTGGTGTCCAGCCCTCATCGAAAACATCCGCGATGCCTACAAAAACAGGCGCCGGCCGGTCCCTGAGAAGCCCAAACTACCTGTAGAAATCACCCCGGCTAGCGGTATTTCTACAATGATTAATGGCATTTCTACTAGTAGAAGTACGCAAATTAAAACAAAGCAAAACAAAACAAATATTAAGACTACTTCCGCTGTCGCGGAGCGTGTAGAAACGGACCCTCTTTATCATGTCATAAAGCAAGCATTTGAAAGCAAGAATGGCGGCATGTTCACCAACTACGGCCGGGAGGGAAAGGCGATCCATGGGTTGATAAATAACGCCAAGGCCAGGATGCCAGATGATCCGGCGTCTCTACTCAACGCCATGCTCGATGCTTTTTGGCGGTTGAAGACGGGGGATATGAGTGCCAAGGGTTTCTGGCGGTTGAAGCCATTTCTCCCGTCTGTGCTTCTTTACTCATGGGACGGGGTTCTCGAAACCCTGCGAGCTGACACGGTAGACCCGGCGGTAATGGCAATCATCAACGGAGGCGCCGCATGACCTCACAGCAATTCACGGCATGGGCCGAGGCTGTTTTCGGAAAGTATCTGCCGGCGATGAAAGCAGAGGTTGAGAAATGGTTATCGGTTTACGACCGGTTCTTCATCGCGGCCATGCGAGAGATCGCGCTCCACGAGCATCCTAGCATCTACGGCAAGCCGCCCGGGGTGTACGAGTTGGAGCAGATGAAGATACGCGCATACGAGCGCGGGCATACGCTAGAGGCGATAGCGGCCGCCAACAAAAGCACCACGCTCATTGCTTCCGATGTAGCCGAGGAGTTTGTCTCCCCGGAAGAAGGCGAGAAGATGCTGGCCGAGATACGCGAGAAACTTGCTAAGAAGGCGGAGGCGCGCTGTGACTGAAGCACAGTTGGAGCGACAGATACTCGACTACCTTGCTATGTGCCGGGTAGTGGCGTATGCGACGCACGATACTAGGCACCGGCCGGCGGCGGTCGGGGTTCCGGACATAACGGCGGTGAAGGACGGCCACCATTACGCCATTGAGTGCAAGGTGGGCAAGGCGCAACCCACAGCGGAGCAGCAGACGTTCATAGCCGAGCTGCGGGCGGCAGGGGCGACGTGCATCATCGCGCGCGAGCTTGCAGACGTGGAGAGGTACTTACCGTGAAGCGTGATATTAGCATCCTCGGGCATCGCGTTCGCATTCTGCCCCTGGCCGAGCAGGGGGAAGACAGGATAACCGGGTTTTGCGACACAGCACAGGAGACAATCTATATATCGCGGACACTATCCGCCGGGGCAAGAGAGGAGGTGCTGCTACATGAGGTAGTGCATTACATAAGTGATACGCTTGGCAAAGAGTTGACCGAGGATCAGGTAAAGGGCATCTCCGCCGGGCTGTATAGCGCCGGCGTAAGAATTCGGTAACCGGGAGGGGAACGATGGTTATCAAGGGGTTATTTGCTGCTATCGGGGCGGCCGTGGTGGTGGCCGGTATTATCCTGGTGTCGGCGGTGATCGGCGGGACTATCGTTTGGCTGCTATGGCCACTGGCGATCCCGCACGTCTTCCCGAAGCTGGTAGGTGACGGGTGGCTCGCGGCGGCGCTGACGTGGAAGCGGTCCGTGGCGTTGGCGTGGATCTGCGGTGCGCTAATCAAAGCGACGCAGACGAACAACAGTCGGCCGCCGAAGGGCGGGGCCTAGTGGACACATCCTCCTGGCTTGACCTATGGGGCGACACGGTACTGAGGCAGTATTTCGTAGACCTCGCCAGGGCATGCTCGCGCCGCCCCGAGGTCCAGGAGGACTTGCTTATCATGGCATGGCTGGCCGTAGGGCAGATGAGGCAGGACCGAACCACCGAACATCTCATGCACGTCGGGTTCCGCGTCATGGAGGAGCGGTACAGGGTCGTATGGTGGGTGAGGCGAAGGCGGAAATGGCACGAGGAGGCCGTCCGGCACAGGCTGCAACGGAGAAGAAAATATTTTCTGAAGCGCGCCCAGGGCCGCCCCCCGCGCGGAATAGATTAGCAGGGGGAGAAAATACTTGAAGATTGCTTATTACCAAGACGTGTGCAGCCCCTGGGCCGCCGAAAAGATACACCGGCTATGTGGTATCTATGCTAGGCGGTATGGGCATCGGCTGGCGCAAAAGGGAATGGACGGGGAAGACCTAGAAGAAGAGGTCGTCGCCAGGATGCTAGACGGCAAATGTTATGACCCCGCCAAACCCGAGTATGGTAATCGTCCCTCGGATTCTGACTTAGTACGCAACGCACGGAGGGATATCTTTAACATCATTCAGCCCCGCCAAAAGGACAACTGCTGGTACGGATATCCCGACGTCGGGTCTGTCTACTGACCTCCCTCCTCCTGGGGGCAGCGGTCACTTCCTCGGCCGGCCTGCCCCCTTCTTTTGACGCAACGTCCGAAAAAAACGGTAGGAAATCGGATGGCAGATAGGAATAACGATGGCACGTTCGCCACTGGTAACACCATCAAAGGCGGGCGCAAGCCGAAAGAGTACAGCGTCACGGCACTCGTCCGGGCCAGGGGTGAGGTGGTAGTCGACCCGGTGACGGGGCAGACGCGCGCCGACCGGCTAGCGGAGCAGCTATGGAGCATGGCGGAGGCCGGCGACAAGCAGGCGGTGCAATACATCATAGACCGTCTGGACGGGAAGCCCAAGGAGCGCATCGAGCAGGACGGGGAAACGGTGGTGCGGATTGTCTTTGACGACGGTACGGATGAGACAACTGCCAGCCCAGGCGAGATTTTGGAACAGCCCGGCAAAGTATAGGTCGTTTGTCGGCGGCATCGGGTCAGGCAAGACGTACATCGGGGCGCTTGAGGCTATCCGCGCTGCGTCGACCGGGCAAGACGGGGTAATCGTAGCTCCCACCTTCCCGATGCTGCGCGACTCTACGCAGAAAACCTTTTTCGATTTGTGCGAGCGGTTGTCGATCCCCGCGACCTTCTGGAAGGCAGAAGAGCGGGCGCGGATCGGCAAGGCTAACATCTACTTCCGTTCGGCCGACTACCCCGACAGGCTGCGCGGGCCCAACCTCGGGTGGGCATGGCTAGACGAGGCGGCGCTCATGACGGAGCGCGCCTGGCAGGTGATACTCGGGAGGTTGCGCGTTGGTAAACCGAAAGCGTGGATCACTACGACGCCGGCGGGGTACAATTGGGTTTATCGCTATTTCGTTTCTGAACGACGCGAGAACTACGCTATCTTTCGTGCTTCTACTCGTGAGAACTATTTCAATGCGTCTGGTTTCCTGGACGATATCATCGGCAACTACAGCGGCGAGTTTGCTCGGCAAGAGATTGACGGCGAGTTTGTCGCGTTTGAAGGGCTGGTGTATTCGGAGTTCCGCTCGGATCTGCATGTGGTTGATCCGCTACCCGATCTCGCGGGTTATCGCCTGGTACGCGGAATCGACTATGGATATACAAACCCCTTCGTGTGCTTGTGGGGTGCTCTGGACCACGACGGACGACTGTACATTTACGACGAGCACTACCGACGTAAAACTCTTATCCGTGACCACGCCGAAGCGATCAAGGCGCGGCCAGGTGAATTTGAGTGGACCGTCGCGGACACGGACGCGCAAGACAACGCCGAGATGCAAGCGTGCGGCATCTGGACGATCAACGCGCGCAAGGAAGTAATCGCCGGCATACAAGCGGTCAAAGCAAGAATGATAACGGCCGGGGACGGGAAGCCCCGGCTTTTTATTTGTTCCAACTGCGTTAGCACGCTGAAGGAACTTGGCATGTATCGGTGGGCCGACAGCGCCTCGGGGCGCAACGAGAAGGAAGAGCCGTTGAAAGAGAACGACCATAATTGCGACGCCCTCAGATACATGGTGATGCAGATCGACAACACGCCACTTCCGAGGGTGACGTTTATCGGGTGAGGCGGAAATGGGACTGCTAACACGCATACTACGGCCGCTAGCGCGCGAGCTTGCGGCCGTCACCAAAGATACGCGCATAACCCCAAACTCGCCGACGCTGAAAAAGGTTTTCGGGTGGTCGGACGACGAGGAGATTCGCGACCCCTACGGCCAGCTTCCGATCATCTTCGCATCCATCCGGGCCGTGGGCAGGGTATTGTCGAATACGCGTCTCATGGTGATGCGCGGAGAGGAAGAGGTAGGGGAGAATGATGTAGTACGCAAGCTCTTTGACAACCCCAATCCCCGGCAGTCGCCATACGAGCTGAAAGATTCCATCGCCACGAACCTGCAAACGAAGGGCAATGCATTCCTTGTTCTAAGCGAGGAGATGGCGCGGGGGGTACCGGCGTTCGTATGGGGGTGGCCGGCGTCATACTTTAAGCCGTCCTACAATCGCGACGGCGAGTGGATCGGGTGGGATGTGAAACGTGGCCAGGGGCAGCCTGTCTTCTACCCGCCCGAGCGCGTGGTGCATATCGCGGGGTACAACCCGAACGACGAGCTTCTCGGACTCGCCCCTCTCGACGTGCTCAAGATGGCGTATAAGACCATTTGGGACGCGCTAGTATATAACAAGAAGTTTTTCGAGAACGATGGAACTCCGCCCATCATCTACAAGGCTGCTAACATTCTACCGCCGGAATACCGCGAGGCATTCAAGAAAGACGCCATCGAACGGCGCAAGGGGAAGAAGCACGCGCACGAGGCGCAGTTGATCGAGGGCATGGACGTTACCACCCTCGGATTTACGCAGAAAGATATCCAGTTTTTGGAGTTGCTGAAGAAGTACGAGGAAGACGTGCTCATGGTCTTCGGTGTGACCAAGACACAGGTAAGCAAGTACGAGGATGTCAACTACGCCACGGCGCTGAGCCAGGACAAGGTTTTTATCTCGAATACCTGCATCCCGATAATGCGCATGATCGAGAGCGACATCAACGCTCAGTGGCTAGACAAGATTGGGTATCAGGTAAAGTTTGACGAACGGTCGAATGAAGCAATGACCTATCTCGCGGCAGACGAGGCGATGAAAGTTGTTAGCATCGCTCACGAGAAGCTGGTTACGGTCAACGAGGCGCGGGGGATGCTCGGGCTAGAACCCGTCGAATGGGGAGACGATCCCCCCGATACCACGGGGCCGGTGCCGGAACAGTTGCAGCCGTTCGTTGGGCCGCAGGACAAGAAGAAGCCTGAACTGCCCACGCCAGAGGAGCCCGAAACCAAGGGCCTGCTTGAGGACGCCATCGGCAAGGCGCGGCGGACGAACACGTGGAACGCGCTCAACAACCGCATCCAGCCAGTAGAGACGCGCTGCGCCAAGGCCGTGCGGAAATACTTTTTCGACATCGAACGAAAGGTATTAGGCAATGTTAGCAAGGGGATCGGAGATGTAGTAGCCAAGAACGCCGACCCCAACATCGATTTATTGTTTAGCGACGAGAAACTGTATCACATTTTGCGCACATACCTAGGCCGGTCCATCGGGATAGGCTACGACACCATGGGGGTCTCGGCGATAAACATCGACGACCCCGGGGTGCAGCAGTACCTCGCTGACCGCGTGAAATACATGAAGGGCGTCAACGACAACGCCCGTGACGCCCTGAAGGAAAAGCTGCACGAGACGCTAGCCGACGCGCTGGAAAATAAGCTGACCGAGGAGCAGACGACCGAGGCCGTGCGCAACCTGATCAAGGAGTCGTTCTCCTCGCTCAAGTCGCACGCTCGCACTATCGCGCGTACCGAAGTGCACGGGGCATTCGCAGAGGGACGGTGGAAGGCGTGCGAAGAGGTCGAGCCCACGGAGATCGAGTGGATATCCTCGCGCGACGTGTTTGTCCGCGATAGTCATCAGAACTTGGACGGCAGGCGCGTGAGGTATGGCGAGAGATTCGAGAACGGCTGCTTATATCCACTCGACCCAGCCGGTGGGCCGGCCGAGGTCTGCAACTGTCGGTGTAATTTCCAGGTCCATTTCTAGGAGCCAATCATGACTGATAACAAGATACTTTTCCGTGCCGTGCTTAGCAAGGCCGATGGTGACGGGGTGTACTCTGCAATCGCGTCGACATCTAGTGAGGACAGGGATGGTGAAATAGTCCAGCCATCGGCGTTTAAAAACCTGGATCGATATATCACGGAGCAAGGTCCCATATATTACCAACACGCTTGGAGGACTGGCGGGATCACCGAGGAGACCATGCCGATTGGTCGCGCAGTCGGAGCGTGGCAGGACCCTGACAAGGTCGGAGTCAAATACGTTTTCGCCGATGGCGGCCCCATGACCTTCGCGTCCAAGGTCAAGTGGATGGTCGATAACGGCTTCCTCCGGTACATGTCCATCGGCGCCCTGCCCATCAAGTGGGAGACCGACAAAGAGGGGCGGAAAGTCTACACGGAATTGGAATTGCTTGAGGTATCGGTAGTCGGCATCCCGAGCAATCGTAGCGCGGTGATTTTAAACTCGGCTAAGACGGCCGGGATAGATATTAGCAACGACGAGGCCGAGCGACTGTTTGGGGTTGAGTCTCTGAGTAAGTCTGCGCCTAACGGCGTAAAGCAGACCGAAGACGAGACGGTTGCGCTCCAGCAGATGCGGGCCAAGTACGGAGCATAAGGAGCAATCAATGGACAAACTCACTTTGCTCCAGTCCCTTATCGACAAAACCACGGATAAGGCAGAGCTGGAGAAACTCGGCAAGGAGATGCGCGAGGCTATCCGAGACGAGGAGCGGGCCAAGATCGAGAAGGACCTCGCCGAGAAGGCCGAGGCGAAGAAACTCGCGGACGAGAAGGCGGCAGCTCTCGCCAAGAGTCCCGAGGCCAAGGTGGTCAAGGCGAGCGGCATCGAGGTCGGGGCTCCCGGTCTCTACAAGGGGCGCAAGCTCAAGATGGAGATTGAGGCCCTGGGCGGGCTGCGCAAGGAATGGAAAGAGGACAAGGAGTCGGCGGAGATCGTAGCCAAGGCATGGATCGACGCATTCGACCGGGCCCAGAGAAGCCCGGCCCCGATTGCCAAGGCCACGGTCATGGGCGAGGACAATACCGCCGCGTACCTTGTCGCCCCCGAGTACCCCAATCTGTATTGGGAGTACGCGCAGGAGTACAGCCGGGCGTTGCAGATCTGCGACAACATCCCCATGACCACGCACATCATGTACGTGCCGGCCGAGCTCGCCAAGTGCAGCATCGCTCAGACCGCGGAGGGCGTGGACGCTACGGCGACCTCGGCTACGTTCTCCCAGGTAACGCTGACCGCCAAGCGGTTCGATGCGTACACCACGGTCTCCAACGAGGTGCTGACTGACCTAAATACCCCGGTCCTGCCGATCCTCATGCGGCAACTCACCGAGGCCACGGGGCAGAAGGTTGACTCGGCGGTATTCAACGGGACCGGCGACCCCATGTCGAGCGTGTTCTCTTCGGCGGCCGGCTACTCGGTCGTGCTGGGAAGCGGCTCTTCGACGTTCGCCTCGGTCGGGTTCTCCTCGTTCCTTCAGGTGGTGGGGACGCTTCCCTCGGCGCGGCAGGTCAATGCCCGGTGGGTCGCGAACCGCTCTCCCTTGTGGACCTACATCTACAAGATCAAGGACGATGCATCTCGGCCGGTGTTCCTTAACAACATCGACAGCGGTGCGATCAAGGGGGCAGCCGGGACCATCCTAGGCTTCCCCGTGACGCAGTTGGAGACGGGGCCGTCCACCACGGCGGTCTCCACGGCGATCACCGTGCTGGGTGATTTCTCCGGTGTCAAGATCGGTCACAGGCTGGACACCGTCGACCTGTTCCTCGATCCCTACACCTCGGGCAAGTCCTACCAGACCAACGTCTACATGTTCACTCGGTGGGCGTTCTCTCTGGCGCTTGCTAACAACTTCGTTCGGCTCGTGACGGCCGGCTCCTGAGAGTGACGGATAAAGTAGTCGATGAGGGGGGGCGCGAAGCCCCCCCTTCTGTTTGTTGGGCCAACTCGTTAGCCGACCAGACCGGCAACGGGTACGGTTACAGTACCCATGCGCGGATGCTTAGAACGGCATGCGAGCGCTCGGGGTCAAAAAGCGACCTACTGTCGAAGAGCGCTGTGCATATCATAACGCCGGACAAGTTCCAGCCGATGCCGGGCAGGATCAACTTTCTTTATTGCCTAGCGCCCGACACGAAAGTCCTGACAGCAGACCTCGAATGGATACCAGTTTGGAAGGTCATGGTTGGAGATGAACTTATCGGGTTTGATGAAAAACTCGGCAAGCATAATTGCTTTAGACGTTCGCGCGTACTTGGAGTGAGCGTTTTGCGAGGTAAGGCATACCGCATTCGTACTACGCGCGGCGATATCGTGGCGAGTGGCAACCATATGTGGGTTGCGAGGAACCACCCAAATAGTATTGGGATCAGGGGTCCCCGCAACAAGATGGCGCGTAGGTGGGTGCGTACCGATGCACTTCGTCCGGGCATGTTGCTAACGACGGCCTTTGAAAAATGGGAAATGGCCAATAGCTATGATGGTGATTGGATGGCCGGTTTTCTTGACGGCGAGGGCCATGTAAGCAATACGGGAAATGGAAATTGTGTTGGGTTTAGCCAAAAAGAAGGCCCGACGCTAGAAAGAGCTTGCGATATTCTGAATCAACATGGATTCACATATCACAAGAATTACAACAGAATTTCAAAATGCTGGGGTGTTTATATTCGGAAGGGCCTTAGAGCCCTCGGAGTATTCAGACCAAGCAGGCTGTTGCCGAAGGCCGGATTGATGTGGGATGGCGTTCGTACTTGGAGTCCGTATCCGATTGAGCCCACTGAGATCATTTCCGTTGAAGATATCGGAGAGCAGGACCTTGTGGGAACAATGACCGAAACCGGCACATTGATAGCCGAGGGTCACCTGTCTCACAATACGATGTACGAATGCACCACGCTTCCGCCTGATTGGATTGAGCCGATCAATCGCGCGGATGTTATCGTCGTCCCGTGCAGGCAGAACCGCGACTTGTTCCGCCAGTACACGAAAAAGCCGGTCGAGCTTTGTTGGGAAGGGGTTGACGTTGAAGCTTTTCCCTTCGTTGAAAGACGAATGCCGGTCGTGTCCCGATTTGTATACCTGTGGGTTGGCGCACCTAATCCACGGAAGGGATTCGAGCACGTCGGCGCGGCGTGGGACCAATGGTTGCACAGCGGGCGAATGCCCAAGAACGCATGGTTGTATTGCAAATCTAGCGGCGTGGATAGCGGGGAGCAGGTCAAGCATTATGCTCAAATGAGGCTGAGCATCGACACGCGGGATTTGCCGGTGTCGGAATTGTCCTCATTGTACCAGCAGGCGCATGCGTTTGTACTCCCGTCGATGGGCGAGGGGTTCGGTCTCACGCTGGCGGAGGCGATGAGCACCGGACTCCCGTGCATCTATACCCCGTGGGGCGGGCCGCGAGATTTCTTGGATGAGTCGTGCGGGTACCCCGTCAAATGGAAATTCTCCAAGGTCCAGGCGCTGAAGGTCATGGGGCCCGGGGGAAAGCGGCAACTGCATTCCGAGTCGAGCGCGGCATTCGCCGACGTCAACGATATCGTTCGGCGCATGGAGCAGATTTACCAAGGGTACGATGCGGCGTTGGCCAAGGGGCGCCGCGCCGCGAAACGGATACGAGACGGGTTCACGTGGGACATTTCGGCCAGATCGTTCCTGGACATCATCGCTCGGTATGAGAGGGGGGCGGCGTGACTGAGGACAAGCGGTATCTCCACTTGGGATGCGGGGAGGAAAAGATAGCAGATGCGCTCAACGTCGATATCAGCCCAGACGTGGGGGCAGATGTGGTCTGCGACCTCAATGTTATGCCGTGGCCCTTCTCCTCCGGAGCTTACGAGCAGGTGATAGCGCAAGACATTATCGAGCACCTCGACGATCCTCTGGCATTCATGGCCGAGGCGTGGCGGGTGCTGATCCCCGGCGGGGTGGTGAGTCTGCGGACGCCGCGATTCAACTGCGAGAACTCGTGGCGCGACCCAACGCACAAGCATCATCTGCACGAGGATTCGTTTGACTACTTCGATCCCGATCAGTATTTGGGAAAGAAATACCCGTTTTACACCAAGGTGAAGTTCCGCATTTTAAAGAAATGCTTATCACAAGACGGGACCATCGAATTGCTTATGGAGAAGATAGCATGATCGCCGAAGAGTATTTCAAGAGATTGCAGAGTGATATCTTCGCCGTTAGCAACCGGACGCCGGACGGTACGGCGGAACCGCCCGCGCAATATTTCGAGGGTCACAAGCCGAGATTTGAGGTGCAGATAGGATACTGGAATGAGTTCCTCGACAAAGAGGAAATAAAACTGGTCTATGACATGGGAACGGGCGTGCCGTTTGTTAGTTACTACTTCAACCTCACGCAAGGCGCTGAGGTAGTCTTTGGGATGCCGGGCGGATCGGCATATGGTGTGAATGAAAAGGTAAGAGG